CCGGTCTTCTGGAGCTGACGCGTAAGTACTCATTATCTTTTGGACAGATGCTATCTGTCTTAGGATATGGGTACCGCGCGAAGGCCTCAGCATCGAAGAGATTGTTCAGTCTTCCAAAACGACTCCGTAACTATATAATTACGTTCTATGGTCCTGGGGGACCTGGTTACAAAGGATTGAAGGGGTGGTTACCCTTGAAATCGGTAACTTCTCTCTACAAGACTTCGGTGACTAGGGTTCATGGTCTTTGTAAATTATTCTTCGAAAGTGAGGTCAAACTCATTCTCGAATACCTAGACTCTTACTCGGAGCTAATAGCTCTGGCTAAGAGGTTAGGGACGGTTTACAGGGATCGTGAACACTATGGCGTGGCGCCAAGAGGAGCTGATCGACAATCGAAACATGGAGGGATTGAAGCGACTACGCCTAGCGAAGTCGTGGATTCCCTAAATGAGACGGTATATCGAGAGGCTTTTCTTGACTCAGTCATAGCCGCCCGGGACCTACGTACCAAGCTAGAGGAGATCTCACTTGGTCAGCCACAACCGCAGAAGATGGTTATGGAGCCAACGGATGCTCGTCTAATTGATGGAGTGTGGAAGAGACCGCAGACTTTAGAGGAGTATAATGCTTCTCTAGAGCGAGCGTGGTCTACTATGCGGGCCGAACCAGGCCTGTGGACGTATGCCACTGAAGTGCCGTCAAACGCATTTTGGGTACCGACCGCACCACCTTCTTTTATTCCTGCCCCGCCGGCCGAACAACCGTCTTCGACGGGAGTGGACCTGGACTGGGAAGGCCTTGAGAATCTGTGGACGCAGTTTCGAGAAATCGAAACTGCCTTTGCGTCTTTACCATTTCCAAGAAACATTCAGAAGCGGGTATCAGAGGGTAAACCTCCGACATCCGAATCGAAGATGCTCAAGAGATGGTATCGATACTCTAGTACGTTCCGGGCAACTGTTGACCCAGTCAGTTAGATGTGTCTAGGATGGCCCCTAAAGAGGGGACTCTTTGGGGGTGCGGTATCTTGAGCTCGGCTCCGAAGGTATTCTAAGGAACAGGAATTGAAATAGATCACCTACCTTAGTATATCGAAGTGGAATAACCAAATCGCCTAAATAACTTTAGGAAGAGACGCCGAATCGAGGTGTTACGGGTAACACCGTGACTCCGCGAATACCGTAAGTTAAGCTTGAGATCGGCCCTGAAGGGCGATTACAAATAGGAGTTGGAATAGACCACCTATGTGATCGTACTGAAGTAGGATAATCAAATCGCTTCCTGAAAGGGAAGAAGAGACGCCGAATCGTGTAATACGACTTGACATACATCCTATCCACATCCAGGAAAGCATGGAGGATCCGAAAGGTGCCCTTCGTGCTCTGA